GCTTGGTGCTTGAAGCTTGGCGCTTGCGGCTTGTTGCTTTATGCGTCCTCCTTCTCTATTTGATTTAGATCTTCATTATAGATCCCATCAGTAAAGCTGGAGTGATCACCATTGTAATCATAGAATTTTTGATTACCTGCAGCATCCTCTTTGTACATTGTAAACTTATAAGTCATTATAGGTAATGCATCCCATTTTTTTTTAGTCATGTTGTATCCTTTCATTGTTGTGCCTTGTCCCGGTACATGGAGACGAACTAGCGTCTATTCCTACCGGGGTTCGGCTCTTATGGCGTCCTTCTTTATAGAGGCGTACACGCTCACCAATCGACCTCTATCCAGTTACTATGCTGGTTTGAGTTTTAAATCCGGATACCAGCAAACGGGATATCACCATCATATATTATCCTACTATGATGTCAAGTATTATTATTGCTTGCTGCTTGGTGCTTGGAGCTTGGTCAACCTGCTGTCCGAAGTCTGGTTCTTAGAGGCTTTACAACCTCATAGCTTCATCTCGGTTTCTGCATATAATTTGTCAGCAGACCAGCCAGCAACTTGACCCGAGAACCACTTTACTCGCAGAGGTATGTACATACCTTGATCTGCTTATTCGCAGAACTAGTGGTTCACGATTCAAGTTTACCTAACCACAATCAATGCACAGAGTAAAATTGTTCTCGCTCCACTGGTCATGTTTAATTATTTCACCACAGCCGTCACATATATTCTGAGGTGACTTTGTTAAAAGTTTTTTAAATATCTCTGGTGTTTCTTCTGTATCTTTAATTGTTTTGTTTTTCATATTGTTAATGTAGCACTTGACTTATACTATGTCAATAGGATAAAGTAGGATAATTAATAATAACTAATAAAGGATACAGAAACATGAAACCAATCAGAAGCAACGAACTAGAGTTTTTTAAGGAATTAATAAACTCTAAGTTTAGTGACAGAAAAGAAACTGTTGATACAGAAATATCAATGGAAGCAAATAAGTTAGCAGATAAACAAAAACCACACTTTGCCAAAAAACTAGGCATTGAGAAACTGCTTAAAAAAGTTGAGATAGCAAGTAAGAAATATCATGACTTTAAACAATCTATGCAACATACTGAAAACCAGTTGTTTAGAGAATGTAATGATGTTGCAGACGAACTATCAAGAAAACTTAATCACTACAACAAGGCTAGGAAGTGGGATACGGAGTTTGATGGCTTTACAACTAAAGAAGATACTGTGAACTATTTTTCTTCTAAGCTAGATGAAGTTTGCTATCAAGAAGCTAAGAAGTATATACAAAAAAATCATGCCATATATAATCAACTTCAAGACATGCAAGATAATTGCAAACTAGTTGTGCATACTGGTGCAGATATAAACAATACAGTTAAGGCGTTGCAAAAAGAAATGGGTAAGGCAAGTATTAAACTTCCTATACCTGAACAGTTATTGCAGATAGCCATTAACTAAAGACTTGACATATAGGACTATCCCATATAAGATAGTCCTATAACTAATGAAAGGATATACAGATGAATAAGAAGTTTTACATAACATACTATGCAAACAAACATTCTAAGTTTATAACGAGACTAGGAACATGGACTAAAGATTGTAAGGAATGGACTAGCAAGGATATGAAACCTTGTATGACTTACTTTGATGTAGATGCTAATGGATACAGAACCGCAACAGGTGGCGTAAAGATTACATATGAGGGAGGATTAAACTAATGACAGGATATGAAATAGCACTAGGAATATGGGCAGTAAACATTCTTATAGTTGCGATAGTTTATCTTATTAATCAAATATAAGGGGGTAAATAATGGTTGAACTCGTAATAGGGTTTATCGGTGCAGTAATAATACTTTATTATTACACTTGACATATCCTAGAATATAGGATATAATAGGACTAGTGACTATTAACAGCTAACTATTAATTATTAATAGGGTTGACGGCATCAGCCTATGGGATATAATAGGACCATGATTAACCAACGAAAGGATACAATGACAACAATAACATTTAATAATAAGTACGACCGGGGCAACTTCCAAATCAGAATGTCTCTGATGTATCTAAGAAGTGAAGTAAGAAGTGGGATGATTATGTGTGACCCTAGAAAAGGCACCACTGTTAAAACTCTAGCACGTTTTTTTCCAGGTCTTAAAAAAACTAGGAAGTCAGCTTATAAACAATTAGTTGATGCTGGTGTATATGCTCATCTAGATAATAAAGAACATAAACCTTTATTTAATAGTCTTATAGATAATAAAAACTAACACTTGACCGGGCTATCCTACTAATGTAGGATAGTCCTATCAATAACGAAAGGATACACAATGTACAATACGTTACTATACATAGGCATAACATTCTTACTGAGTGGCTTTGTACTATTTGTCATAGCAGTAAACATGGAGATCTATTACGATCGTAAGTTATATAAACTACAACAGAGGATTAAGAATGGCTCAACTAATAAAAACAACTAACCCTTATTCAGGTCAATCAGCAATGTTAACTGAGAAGGAACATAAACTATACATAGAGATCAAGACAGCAGAAGAGGGAGCGGACTACGATACAATGCAAAAGAAATTAGATAAGTTTAGCAGGTTAAATGTACCAGCATACATGACACTACTAGACTAACAAGCACAGGTTGTGCGCCCCCTTCGGGGGTCATGGCTCATGGTACTGTAACCATAGAGCAACAGTGACATATATGTCACGCGCCCCTTCGGGGCGCCGGTCCACTCAATAGAGGTACCACACCCAATCCCAATATAGCTACGGACCAAGGACCCGACTAACCCTTATATAAATAGGGGTCCCAATAGTTTACTATGTATACATTGATTTAGACAGACAAGGGTGCTAAAAACTTATTAAACATCTTATAAGGGTGCAAAAAATTTTAAAATTTTTTTTATGGATTTAAATAAAGTAGACATAAGTAAACTTCCCTCAGACGTTAAAAAAGACTTCTTAACACTGCAGGTAATGTACGCAGAAAAAAAGATACAAGCCAAAGCTAAAGATGACTTCATGTCCTTTGTTAAGTGTGTATGGCCTGAGTTCATTGAAGGTTCACACCACAGACATATTGCAAAAAAATTTAACCAATTAGCTAATGGTGAAATAAATAGATTAATTATTAATATGCCACCTAGGCATACTAAATCTGAATTTGCCTCTCACTTATTACCAGCGTGGATGGTGGGCCGTAATCCAAAACTCAAGATCATTCAAGCAACCCACACAGGAGAACTTGCAATTAGGTTTGGCCGTAAAGCCAAGCACATGATTGACAGTGAAGAATATAAAAAAATATTTGTTACAAAGTTACAAGAAGATTCTCAAGCAGCCGGTAGGTGGGAAACAGCACAAGGCGGAGAATATTTTGCAGCTGGTGTCGGCGGTGCCATCACCGGACGGGGTGCTGACCTTTTAATAATTGATGATCCACATTCTGAGCAAGACGCAATGTCGTCTACTGCGTTAGAGAATGCTTATGAGTGGTATACATCAGGACCACGACAAAGACTTCAGCCAGGTGGTAAAATCATTTTGGTTATGACTCGTTGGTCTACTAAAGATCTAACAGGAATTTTACTATCGAAACAAAAAGAACCTAAGTCTGATCAGTGGCACGTGGTCGAATTTCCAGCAATCATGGACCAAGGAACAGATAAGGCCTCACCAGTATGGCCAGAGTTTTGGAATTTAGAGGAGTTAGAGAAAGTAAAAGCAACCCTACCTGTTACAAAGTGGAATGCACAATGGATGCAGAACCCTACTTCAGAAGAGGGTGCAATACTTAAACGTGAGTGGTGGAGAAAATATACAGAAGATACTATACCACCTCTTCAACATGTGATACAATCTTACGATACGGCTTTCATGAAAAAAGAAACTGCCGATTATTCTGCCATTACAACGTGGGGGGTATTTTACCCAACAGAAGACTCAGCGGCTAATTTAATACTTCTTGATGCTATAAAAGGTAGATACGAGTTTCCTGAATTACGTAGATTAGCTTTGGAACAATATAAATATTGGCATCCAGAGACGGTAATCGTAGAAGCAAAGGCTTCAGGATTGCCTCTGACCTATGAATTAAGGCAGATGGATATACCCGTTGTTAACTTTACACCTAGCAGAGGAAATGATAAGCATGTTAGAGTAAATGCTTGCGCACCGCTTTTTGAGTCTGGTATGATATGGGCACCAGATAAAAAATTTGCAGAAGAAGTAATTGAAGAGTGTGCAGCGTTTCCATATGGTGATCATGATGACCTTGTTGATTCGACTACACAAGCGATCATGCGATTTAGGCAGGGCGGATTAATAACCCACCCGGAGGACTATGTAGATGAAAAAACTCAACCCAGAAAAAAGGTTTATTATTAATGGCAAAAACTATTGACATAATTTTAAAAGATAAAAAAAGTAAAGAAAAATTTCTTGAGGCCTTTCGATACTTTTCTAATTTATTAGGTAGAGGTAGAGAAAAAATAGCTAAAGAATTTGCTGAACAAGCAACAGGTGTTAAAGCACCAGAAAAATTAGAACCAGTTATTCCAGGTAACGAACCAGTTGTTGTTAGAATACCCTCTAAGGTAGAGAGAGGTGAACTTACGACAATTAATTCACAATTATCCGATCCAATGAAAAGTGATTTTATTAATTCTTCAATGGATGGAACAGCAGCTAATAGATATGCTGTGCTTAAAACAGAACTAAATAAAATGTCACCAAATCTTACGCAAGATTTACAATATGCATTAGATAATAATTTAGGTTTAACTCAAGTTCAAAAAAATAATATTGTTAAGAACGCGGAACTTGAAAGAACTTTAAAATCAGAAATTAAAAAATTAGAGAACGGTCTTATTGCAGAGAAAAAAAATCCACAAATGATATTTGAAGCATACACTTCAGCTTCTAAAACTTTAGAAGGTAAAGAAATGTTTAAAGGTTTTGAACCAAAAGTTATTGAAGGTGGTAAAGGTATAACTCCTAAAGATAGAATGACAAAAACAATGATAGACGAAGGTTATGCTGATCCAGAATACTTGGATCCTAATGCATTAGATATGTATGGTAAACCCATTACTATGGATAAGGCGTTTTTTGACAAGACTAGAGAACAGATAATGAAACAAATAAACGAACAAAATAGATTAATGGTTCCTAGGAGTCACGGTGCTTACAGAGATTTACAATCTAGTTTACGAGTTTCAGAAGATAGATTAACAGCTTTAAATATTACAGAAGAAGTAGGTGGTAATATTAAAATGTTTGATAAACTAAGAATGAAAAATGGCGTTAAACTAGATGCCA